TGCCGTGTCTCGGGATCGCTCGCCTTGTCGGCGGCCTCGAAAGCCGCTGCCACGCGCGGGAATACCTCAAGCGTGTAACCGGCCGGGTCGGCATTGCGGTCATCAAATACTTTCTGCGCCGCCGCATAGATTGTCTGATAGCGCTTGGCCTGCAGCGCGGCATCATTGCCCGAGGAGGTCGGGATGGCGGACTTGTAAAGATTGATGATGTCGTCGGTCGACATGGTGCGCATCCCGAACACGGACTGCGCCACTTCGACATTGGCCTGAAATTCCTTGTACCGCTGGATGCCATCGGAACCGCCGAAGGTGGCCACAAAATCGGCAGCATCCGGCATCCGGCCGTCATAGCGTCCGGTCTGCGCAATCGCCACCGGCGCATTCTCGGTGATGGTCTGCAGCGATGCCTTCATCCCGACATTGCGTTCCTTCAATTCGTTGCGCGCCTTGTCGGAAAGCGAGAGCCGCTGGTCGAAAGTCAGGGCGGCATAGTCGGGATCGACCCCGTTGTAATTGCCCGGCGTGGCCACAGCCGTTCCGGCCAGATGGGCATCGATCGCCTTCTTGGCCCAGCCCGGAACCGAGGTGGCCTTGTGTGTCGGCCCCCACGACCGGCGCTCGCCCATGTCGAGGTGCAGCGAATTGTCATAGACCCCGATGCCCGTGAACCCCATCGCCGAGGCGGTTTCGATCAGCCGAACCCGATCTTCGGTCGAGAGCTTGGACACGTCGATGTCGATGGCATTGTGGTCGAGGTGCTGGCTTTTCGGAGCCCCGCCCGCCTTGGCGTTGCGCGCCTGGTCGCGATAACCGGAAATGATGTGCACCGGCACCCCGAAGGCATTCTGCACTTGCCCCCAGCGGTCGAGCACATCGCCATTGATCTGGCCGATGTCGATGCCCGGCGCCACGGCAATGGGCAGATCCGCCCGCGCCCCGACCGGCTGGCCTTTGGCCATGACTTCCTTGTAGCGCTTGCGCACATCGGCCGGCAGCACGCTTTCATCGTGCCCGGAAGAAACCCACTGGTCGGCGAGTGCAGTGCCGCCATTCGGGTCAGCAGCGATGACCACGGCGGTCATGTCGCCCTTATAGCGGTCGGACAACATGGCAGTGGCGGCTTCCACATACTGCTGCGCCACCTCTGGATCGCTCAGGTATTCCTTGGCCAGCTTGGGATCGGTCGGAAAATTGGCGTCCCCGATCACATCGGCGGTCATCTGCGCCAGCGACATGTCCATCATCACGGGCTTGCCGTCGACACTCAGGGTCTGCGCCACCAGTCCAACGCCTGTTCCATCGGTCGGGATGGCGAGGCCGACCAGCGCTCGCTGGGGATCGATCCGAATGTCGAGTTCGGCCCGGTTCAGCGCCAATTGCTGATCGACCTGATCGACATAGACATCGCGCCACTGTTTCGCATCGGCCGGCGAGAGGAGCCCGTTCTGCTCGCCCACCATGATCGTCGCATTGATGTCGGCCTTGGCCTTCTGGCGCACTTCCTCTGGCACCATCGGATCGACAATCAGCTTGGCGTTCTGGTCGAGCGCCGTGGAATAGGCGACCTTCTCGGCTTCCATCTTGAGGCCGCGCCCGCGGTCATCGATCGCGTCCAGCATGGTCAGCCGCGCCGATTCCTGATCGGCCAGCCAGCGTTCGCGCAGCCGTTCATCGCGGATCAGCCCGCCCGCTTCCTCGAGCGCCGTTGTGGTCAGCGGCTCGGCGCGTTGATGGAACGTCGAATAATCGCCATCCTGGGCGAACTGGTTCTGAATATCGAGGAATTTGGCGGTTTTCTGCGCCTCGGCGCGGGCGAGATCGACCGCATCCTCTTGGCTTTTCTCCCGCTGGGCGATGTTGACGATCGACCCTGCCGCCTGTTGCAGCCCCGTAGCGAGATTGCGCGCCCCGGCGCCAAGGCCGCTGGTGTCCTCGAGCACCGGCGTTCCGGCTGGACGGAGGGACGCAGGGCCGGAGACATCATAGGCGGATGGCAGTTTCATCAGATCAACCCGAAGCTGTGAGCCACGTCGCCCGTGCGGCCGGCCCCGGCAGCGAGGTCGCCGACACCCGTGAGCACCGATCCAAGGAAGGTGTTGACCCCGGATTTCCTGCGGTTCGCCGCCGAGGTGTAATAGAGGTTGCGCCGGGACTCGCCGCCATACATGGTCGAGGCCACCCCGTAATCGATGCGCTTCACGGTTTCCGACAGCAGCCGCACGATGGTCGGCGCGTCATTGCCGGCGCCGCCGCCCGATGCCGCCGCCGCCGCTTGCTGGCGGGAGAGGATCAGCGCGCCTTCGAGGCGGCGTTCCTGAGCTTCGCGTTGCGATGCCGCAAACTCGGCCGTGCCGGCGACTTCATCGGCGTGCGCTGCATCCTGCGCCGCCTGGTACGAGAGGTAGCCCTGATAGACGCTGGCGCCTGCCCCGATGACGGCGGCGGCCCCGGTCGCAATTGTCGCAATGGTGGCGAGTGTCGCCATAGCTCTACACCCCCGATTTCAGACACCGGCTCGAAACCGAGCATTTCCAGCAGGCGTTTCGAGTGCGGTTCATCGTCGCGCGCCGCATAGACATGGGCATCCCCCAGCGTTCGCGCCTTGGATAGCATGAATTTCGCCATTCGTACTACCGTCACAGGATGCGTCTTGGTCCGGTCGACCACATCAAGGAACAGCCAGCATATCCCCGTCTTCCACACCAGGCCGCCGATGCCGACCACCATGCCGTTCTCGACCCCGCCATAGACGATCATCGGATCAGGTGCCATGCCGAACGCCCGGCACACATCGGCCATCGGCAGCTTCACGACCTTGAAATCAGCCGCCATAGCCCTCAATCGCCAGCACCATGCCCAAAAGACCCAGCGTGTTCGGCGACTGCACCTCAAGACAGACCCGCGTATCGAGGCTCAGTTTGCCGCCGAACGATTGCGGATATTGCGCTTCGACCACACCGGAAACCACATTGGCGGCGGTCCCGCCTTGCAGCAGCGCGGTCAGACGGCGCAGCGGATGGTCGTCATTGTCGAACTCGCCACCGATCCGCACACCGGAGCGGCAATAGTCCGAGAACAGGAAACCGACCTTGGAGACGTTCTTATTGGTCAGGACCGGAGTGGCGTCCGGTGCGCCATATTCGAGCCGCGCCGACTTGTAGCGGCCGCGATAGGGCAGGCCGAAGCACCAGCCAGTTGTCGGCGCATCGGGCAGAGTGAAATCGCCGGAGTTGTCCACAAGGAAATCCAGCGGCTCGCCGTCATCATCCAGCACCGGAGCGCCATCGACCCAGGCGCGCACATTGCGCCCGATCAGGTGCGGCGCGTTGAACGTGGCCGAATGGGAGCCGGTGCCGCTCACATGCGCATCGAAGCACTTGGCCACGGTGGCGGGCTTGGCCTCAGTATCGAGCGCCAGCTTTTCGGTGTAGCGCGTCTCCACCCCGTCGATGGTGCGACGAACCGAGAAATAGACCCGATCCTGCACCAGCCCCGGCAGCACGCACACCGATTCGATGACATCGGAACCGTCGATGGCAGTTTCGATCGGGATGAAAGCGATGACCTTCTCGCTCGGCTCATAGACGATGCACACCGCATTGCCATCGGTCGTCGTCGCCCAGATGCGCTGGTCGGGCTGGTCCGAAACCGCCAGATCGGTCACGCCGGCAGCGAACAGGTCAGTGGTCAGTTTGGACAGTTGCGTTGCCACATATTGCGAGCTCTGCGGCGAATAGGTCAGTTCATAGATGGCGTTGCCCGCCTTCTCCACAAACAGCGCCCGATCATCGGACACGCGCACCGGCGAGATTTCGGCCACCCCGACTTTGGCCAGGTGCGCCACCTTGAAATTCTCTGGCGTCTTGATTTCGTCCAGCGATGACGCGCGCACCGCGGCAATCCTGTTATCGGTGCCGAGCATCAGGTTCGACAATGGCACCATCCAGCGCGCCTCATTGCGCCCGCCCAGCGCGATGGCGCGCAGCAGCGGCCCGGCATCGCCGATGAAATCCTCGTCAAAGTTCTCATAGGCGTCCGAGATCGACCCCTGAAAACTATCGTCGCCGGCGAAATCCAGCCGCCCTTCATCGAAGGCGATCGCCGAGGGCCAGCCGCGCACGTCCGACCACATGCCCTCGCGCCACTCAGTCACTGCATGACTGCCTTTGAACGGGGTCAGCACCTCAATATCGACCACCGTGGGCGAGGTGTAGCCGACCACTCGGCAGATGCCGAAGCCGCCGCCGCCGCCATAGCTCATGGTGATGTGCACTTCGCCCGAGGTGTAGTCGCCTTCCTCAATTCCCATGCGATAGAAGGCGATGACGTTATCCTCGTTATCGTCATCGATCTTGGTCAGGTTGGTCGTGATGTCGATGGTCGAGGCGCCCTGCTCGCGCCGGAACTCCTGATAGCCGATCAGCGGGTCGCGCAGATCCTCGGTGATCTCGAAACTGCGCTGCACCTTGACCGTGCCAACCCACGTTCCCGCAGTCGTCCAGGTGAAATCCCGGTCGTTGTAGTTGGTCTCATTGATGCCGGTGACCATGATGGCCGGCGTGAACTGATTGTCGGCGGCGATATAGGTGTCGATGTCCTGCCCCTCATGGTAGAGGCGGAACAGCGCCCCCACATGCTCGGGCTGAAAGAACTTGTCCGAGGCGGTCAGCGTGCCATTGCCCTCGAGCACCGATGGCGTGAGCGTCACATTGGCGGTGCGGCCGGAAATGAACGGGCCATCGTCGGCGTCATAGTCGCAGACCGACCAGGACGTGTCCGACCGGCGCTCGATCCGTTGCTGCTTATAGCCACGCGCCGCGATGAACATCACGTCGAGGGACTGGTCAGGCCGCAACAGGTAGAGATCATCGGCCGCCCAGATGGTCGGCAGTTCCATGACCCCCGCCGCTTCCACCGTGATCGAGTCCACGATCTTGAGGATCGGCAGGGCATTGTTGAACCGGATATAGACATCCCCGGTCGGGGTGAAAGCCAGCGAGTGCTCGCCGGTGCGCAGCGTCGTTTCGGCAATGTAATCGTCGGCGCCATCGCTCGATCCGGCCCGGAACGTCACCGGCCCACGATCGACCACGATGCGGAAAGCGTGCTCCACCCCTTGATCGCCACCGGCCACCGTCACGGTTGCTTTGGCCTGTGCCGTCGCCCCGCGCGCCCGTGCGGTCAGGTTGAGTTTTCCACCGGAAATTGCACTGGTCTGCCCGGATGCCGATGAAAGCGTCCACCCGGTCGAGGCCGAGAAATCCCCGCTGGTCACCGCCGTCGACACTGTTTCACGTGTGACCAATTCGTCGGTCTGGCCGTCGCGCACCCGCAGCGTCAGGTCCGAGAGTTCAAGCTGAAACGCATCCATCTGCCCGGCGATGAAGGGCAGAAGCCGTGCCTTGCCGGTCGGGTTGGCATTGGTCGAGAGGTATTCGGTGCCCTGCCGGAACCAGGCCCGCCCAATGGTGTCGCAGAGCAGGTTGGTCTGGTCCTCGGCGGCCAGCCGCATTCTTTCGAGATCCACCCGATGCAGCTTGTCGACATCGACCACGCCGATGTTCATCAGATGAGCGAATACCTTGAGGGCCATGCCCGCCGCCTATGTTCGGAGCGGTTCGATGCGCCGGCCGCGATAGCCGATCCGCGAGGTCACCAGCCGCCCGGCAGGTTTGCGCTTCACCGGCTCGCCGATGGCATCGAGCGTCTTGGCCACGCGCAACTGCTTTTCTGACAGCGCCAGCATGTCGTTGCGGTCGCCGCGGTCCTTGGAGATCGGGATGGCCGCGCGTTGCGCCAGTTCGAGCCCGCCCAGGTCGGCCAGCCGTTGCGGCCAATTGCCGATGTCGAGCCCGAAGGTCACCCCGTTCGAGACGTAGCGCACATAGACGACCTGATGATTGCAGTACCAGTAGCCGCCCTCGTCCTCGTAATCGTTGATCTCGCCTTCCGGCTGGAAATTGGGATCGACCGAGAAATTGGCCAGCCTCACGAAATCAGATGGCTGGGCGATGGCATAGGGCTTGCCGAATGTCGGCGTGATGCTGTCGTCATAGGTCAGTTCGGAGGCGCGCAGCGCGCACTTCCAGTTGGCCTTTTCGAGAATGGCGGCCAGGGCCGCAGCATAGACCGCATCGAGCTCAAGGCGCGCATGAGTGTTCTCGTTGAGATTTGCCAGACGCTCTTGCCCCAGATGGCTGAGGGCAATATTGAAAAGTTCCAACTTGCTTGTCATAATGCACCAGTGGTGGTTGCTGCAAATGGAGGCGAAGATTGCAGAAAGCGTGCGAACGATGCGGTGCTATCTTCTACCCCAAGAGCACCCACAAAAACACTCTCGCCTATTTCAAACGCCGTCGCTTTTGTTCTGCGGAATGTGCCGCATTTGCCACCGCGCGCATATCGCCGCCAGAAACCGAGAGATTTTGGCAGCGCGTGAAGAAACTTGGCCCAGACGATTGCTGGGAGTGGCAGGCCGCCCGGCAAAAAGCCGGGTACGGTGCGCTCAGAATTGACGGTAAAGGCCATGTTAAGGCCGCCCACAGACTGTCGTGGGAGATACATCACGGCCCGATTCCAGCCGGCCTGCATGTGCTGCACAGATGCGATAATCCGCCCTGCTGCAATCCATCCCATCTGTTTTTGGGAACCCCCAAAAACAATGCCGAAGATCGAGCCAAAAAGGGCCGCAACAGACACGTTGCTCAAAAAGGCACAGACCACCCTTCCGCGAAATTGACCGATAGTGCTGTCCGAGAAATTCGGTCCTCCCCGGACAGCGCAAGCGCGCTCGCCTTGCGATTTCACGTCACCACTTCCACCATCTATTACATCAGAACTGGGAAAACGTGGCGACATGTCTCCCCCTAAGCCGCCGCGGCGAGCGGATTGCCGGCCTTCTTGGCGTGTTCGATGGCGCCCTGCACAGCCGCCAGTTTGTTCGGCTGGCCCTTGACGACCATTTCCTTGGTCTCGTCCCAGATCGCATAGTGCTGGTGCCGCGGCGTGAAGCCTACGCGGTAGCCGGGCGGCAGTTCGGGCAGGTTCATGTCGGCCTTGGCGGCGGTCTTTTCCTGCCGCGTGCGCATGGCCTCGTCCTCAGCGGTCGGCAGCTTGGTGATCGAGCGCACCCGAACATGGGCCATGCCGATGTCGGTGCCCATCACGCGCAGATCGACCTCAAGGCTGAAATCCTGCCGGATGACTTCCACGATGTCATAGCGCTTGAGCGTTGTGGCGTAGTGCGCCCAGAAACCGGGCCGCAGGAGATCGTCTAGCGTGGTGTCGTTGTCGACAATGAGCAGCCGCACAGAGCGGTGATATTCCGCCGTTTGCTGCAACTGGCCGGCGCGGAGAACGGGGAAGGAGGATTTGGTGTCGGTCATCGGATTTGCCTCTGGGTTGAACCAATAGGGGCGACTCTACTAGAGAGCCGCCCCCTTTTCCAGCGACGGCAGAGGCAGTCAAACCGGCGCTGAAAAG